CCGCAGATTTAGTTAAAATCTCTAAATCTGGCCAGAGGGAAACTTTGAAAGAAAGCATGATGTAATTCAATTTCACGTCCAATAAAATGAACGTGCATGCTTCTGTCAGGTTTCATGACTGGAAAGGGTTGAGTTAGTGAAAAAGGTTCTGGAAGTTTGACGGTATCGTCTTTTAACAATTTCTTGTTGAACTTCCCGAGGATTGGCATGTAGGATTTTTGTTTACTACAGGATGGCAGTATATCGCCCCCCACTGTGAACAGAGATTCTATAGCCAGTAAACCTTCTAATTGACTGACACTATGGTCTTCAACTGAAGACACACCGTATTCTTCGGTGAACAAAACACCACTGGTACTTACTCCCAATTCCTTGAGGCGACGTGAGACATAATCCCATGTACGCCAAGAGTATTTTGGTTGAGAAGGTAGCTTGTAGATATGTCTGTTTCTCCAGAACTTCCGCATAAGACGCAAGTCTAATTCAGAAGGTCTGAAAACTCCAAAGATAGGAAGCCCAAGGCCTCCGTAATCTTCAGGGACATACCATGGTATACCAAGCTTTTTGGCATTCTCCAAGAAGGCCTTGTTGACAGACTGAAATTTTCTCATCACACGAGTTCTTGTAAACTCAGGTGACTTTGAAATTAACTCTCTGCATACAGAGCCAAAGGATTTCTCCTTTGAGGAATCATCTTTTGATGAAACCTTAACTTGAGAACGGGGTACGCCAAATAGTAAACCAGCATTGATGAAGGGCGTTGCACGAAAGTGTAAAACTCTACATGTCCATCCAGTTAGTAGCTTAGGTACTTGCAGACGTCTAATCTCATTTTCTTTTACAGGAAAAGGGATCGTGATATGCTGCATATAGGGTTCATGTGTTTTCTTACTGATTAATTTACAGTAATAGTCCACAGGGGAATCCGTAACCACTACAGGCTCCAGGATGGGGTAGAGATCTAAAACACCCTTCTCATTCAGAATACACTCGTAGCCCTCGGGGCTATAAGTAAAGTTAGTTGAATTGATATCAAGGAAATTCTTGGAAAAGAAAACTTTGCCTAATGAGGGTGCTAACCCCATATATGGTGAGAGTTTTTCCCAAATCTCCTTTCCTAACTTGGTGGTCTTCAATAAACCATCATCACCATTGACAGTACAGTTACA